AGAAAGGGGTTTTACTCTAACAGAAATGCGATTATCAAAGAAACTACCCTTAATGATTGTAAGGGCATACATTTTCAGTTCACCATTTACATAATCAATATCGCCAATATCGCTGTCGAGGACAACTTTTTCACCAGTTACGGTATCTAGTCTATATAGGACAATTTTGCCTGCCCTGTCTTCGACATACACATCGAAATTAGGATATTCAGTAACCCTAAAACCAGTAGATGATAGAACAGGATCGTCGCACTCAGTGTCGAACGTATTTTGGAAACAAATTTCATAATAGGATGTAGAGTTTAGCAGAGGAATGAAATCTTTCCTCATTGTAACAGATGTTAAGTTAGAATTGATAGCACGGTCTGCATCATCGATTACAGCAACCGCTTTACTATATCTAAACTTACCATTGAACTTTTCAGTATCACTTGTATCAAGATAAGACTGTACTGCACCAATTACAGTGTCTCTGATCATTGCAGGTGTCGCATCAGTCTTATTTCTGTCGTAGTAGATCTTACTTGTCAACTCTACAAACAGAATTGATGGGTCAACCAAGACTGGTTCTACAGATGCTACTGCATACTTCTTCAATTCAGTGACAATATTGTTCTTTGTCAGTGAAGTGAGGTAACTTGCATCCTTTGGTTTCAATGCAATGAATACTTTGCCATACTCAGGTGGAACTTGGTCCTCTCCACCAAAGATAATGATATCACTAGTTGCTGGATATACTTTACGGACAATTGTCTCATAGTCCTGAGCGGTTACAGCACGGTCCTGTGTGCCGTATGCCTTAGGAGCGGTATATTTGATCTTAGCAGTGCTTTCGATCTCTTCTCCGCCCGCTGAGGCGACAGTAGAGGTCACTGAGATGTCAGCGTTAGGTGTAACACCGTTGACATTCTCTAATACACCAGCAAATGAGAAAGTTCTAACACCATTGCTCTCTGGACCAGAGGTTGTTAGGTATGAGACTTCAATTCTTGCACCAGTATCAAGTTTCTTTCCTAGAACACCATCACCCAAAAGAAGTTCGTATCTTTCGTCTTCAATCTCATCAATGAAGAATACTTCTGATGTGCCGTCTACACCTAGAATGTTATCTGCTACAAGATAAGGTTTACTAATACCACTACCAGTAGGGAATACCTTTACTCGGATAGTGTTTGTGTCAATATTGCGGTTATCAAGAATAAATCGCTGTGTCTTGAGTGCAGTATTAACAATAAACGTATTTGTTAGTAATGTACCCTCTTGAATAGGTACATCAGTGAATGTTGCAACGTTATTGACAACCTGTCCTTTTGCATCATCAGTAACAACGTACTGATAAACATTGTTGTCATAAGTTGAGATAAATCCTGTTCCCTTTTTCAAGAACAACTCAGTATCAGTTGTAGCGTTCTGATAAGTTGCAGTAAAAGAGATATATGCTGTTGGAGATGTAGCACTCTTGGGTCTGTACCCTAATTGCTTCGCTAGTGCTACTACGTTGTCCCTCAACGTGGCGCTATCAATGAATAGTTCATTGACTACCATGTTTGTATTGAACGCCGTATAATAGGTGTTATACGCTAGTACGTCAATGAGGTTGGATAATGCACTTCCCTCAAAGTCGTAGTCAGTAAATTCCGACTGTGCTCTAAGATAATCTTTCAGAGCTACCTTGATATCATCAAAGTCTAAATTTGCAACTTGAGTGTACGGCATTTATCGAGTTCTCTCTAAAAAGAATTCTACAGACTGTGGCAAATCATCACGTCCAACAATAGTGTAGTAAACTTCTACACTATATCCGTCACTATCAAAATTTGGTTCACATAGAATATCATCAACTGAGATACGTGGTTCATATCTCATCAAAGTTTCTTTTATCGTACTCTTTACTATAGTAGCAGTACCATAATCTAGTGGTTCAAATAATGTTTTTGCTAGATCTGTTCCTAACTCAGGTTGAAACAGTCTTTCTCCCTTCTTTGTAAGAAGTAAGGCAGTCATCGCTTGTACGATAGCTGCCTTATCCTTCACCGTTACCAAATCATCGGTAACAGGATGCTTCTTGAATGTAACACTCAGATCTTTAAATGTCTGAAAGGAAGGCATTTAGACACAGCTATAGGCTGTTTCTATTTATCACTTCCCACAGAATCCGTCCGCCCACTCTTCTTGATTGTCGAAGAAACCATCGTTCTCTTCGTTCTTCATCTTCGACGCTTTCTTTAGGTAACGCTCACTATCAATTTCCGTAATGAGTGTCATGCCAGACTTCTTAAAGTCTTCACTCTTGTCCACTCGTTTGTCCATTGTTGGTCTCCGTCCGTAGTTTTCGTTCAGCATTAGTTTCCCAAAAATAATCATCAGTGTCACCTAAACGTCCCCAGTCCGTTCCTGCTTCAACTTGATACTCAATGGTACTTACCTTGAAATCAGGTGTCTTGGGTTCTTCAGGCGTAATAGAGAGGTCATACAGACGCATCCTATTATTAGGATACAATGCAAACTGACCATTCTCTAACGCAATACAATTATGTGACTTGTGCTCTTGAGGCACTTCACTTACATTATTATCTATCACATCGATGTTCGCATGATAGTTATCTAACGTAAACAAGTATTGACCTCGTAACAATCCATGGTCTCTCGTTCGTACTTCGCAATCCATAGAGGATACGAACCCCTTATTAATTGCCATCACTCCATAATCCATACAGTTCCAGAATTGTAGATTTTCTAGAGACATATCGGGCGTCGGTGTTTTCGGCGCTCGGGTAAATGCAGATATCGGAAGTTTATCATACATCGCTCCATATTCTGGAAGATACGTTTCAAAATAAAAAGCGCGTCCAGGTATACTCTTACAAGCAACCCAGACACCCTCTACAAACTCTCCATGACCATCTTGATGATCTCGGAGATATTCCCGTCTAACCCATACCTTCTCACCTGGAAGATTACAAATTAAATTCATATCAACTCAACCCAACCTGTGATGATCATTTTCTCATTCTCCATATCAATACGTGAACGATGAGTGTACATCCACTCTGCTGGCCAAATAACAGTCTTCCCTACCTGTGCTGGGATGTACAAATCCTGATACATGAATTCGGTTCCACCGTCAGGATTATCAGTTAGGTAAGTCATCCACACAAGGTGGCGTCTTGCAGCATGTTTCTGTGCTGTCCTCTCATGATGCCACACCTTGTATCCACCCTTCGGTTCATATCTTTGAATATTGAACTTAGGTGAAATGCGAAGTGGCATCTTGCTCCTGTCAAATCGGTCAAAATACTCATCCAGACATCTATTCAGATTGTCAAGGTAAGATTTGATACGATCGTCAAAGTCTTGGTAATTAGTCGCAACGCATACATCGTAACTATCTTTGATATCGTTACAATCGCTCTTACGTCCTCCTACTTCCCCTTTCTTGATAGGATAGGTGTCATTGTTCCAATAGAAGTCTACAATGTCGTTACAGACGCTCTCAGGTATCTCTGAGAGATGCATAAACTTGTCCATTCACTTCCCTTGACCACGATAACGCTTCTTCTTAGCATTTCGACTAGTCGCAGACAATTTTGTATGCTGTCCGTTACCCTGTCGAGTCTTCTTCGGACGACTTTCAATCGTAGGTCCGCCACTAAGTCCAACTTTGCTTCTTGCTGCCATAATTATTCTGCTGGTGTATAGGTTTGTGTACCAATGATTATTGTAGGATAGTTTGGAACTCCTGTCAAGCGTAATTGTGCAGGTGTTGCACCATCTGCTACACTCATATCGTTATGTACAGGAACTAAGATACCATTGAAATATACAGAGGTGTTCTGTCTAGGTTCAATCCTAGTCCTCGGTAATGTAAATGGACTAGGTATAGTTAATGGATTAATTGGTACTCCAGGAATGGGTACAAAAGGTCCTGCAGGATTTACAACTAATACAGGAGCACCTCCACTCATAACAGTAGTCGGCAATGGAGCACCACCAATTGCTAACGGAGGATACGATGCAGTAGCATTAGTCCTCGTCATTACTTCGATTGATGCTGCTGAGGCAATACCTCCAGTTAATACAGGATTTGGTGGTGTACTCATACCGCTTTTGCAACTTTTACTAAGTCTTTCTTAATTCCCTCTACATTGTTATGTAGATAGTCCAAAGTCTCACTTAGTGTCTCATGCTTGCTCGTCTCTGGACGCCTGTACATCAACGTAGGGCGCTCCAACTGTGATATCCTCTGATCCAAGTTCGTCAATCTCTCGGACAACTTCAGGAGTGCTGTCTCCAACTTCTGCTGTCGCTTCATTAACTCTTCCATCGTTTTGATCACCTCTCAAATACGCATTAGATGCTCTACTTTCAAACTCATCGCAGAATGCATCGAAGTTTGCCAAAATTTCATCATAATCTTTGAAGTCAACTTTTTGGGGCATTTTTTTGCTGGGAAATTTTTTTAGAATTCAAGGTTTTGAAAAAACCATTTCGTAAAATATTTATCGATCGTCTGGATACTTTTGTAGGTTAGGAGGGACCCATGAATTTCGCTTGGCGCTTCGCGACCAATTAAAAAAGGGGCACATTACTGCCCCCTGTCCCCTCGGACTGTGCTCTAGTATCCCACCATGTCGCACAGTTCCTCTAGCATCTCGTCCATCTCGTCACGGTCGATGCCTGGGTCATCCCAACGCAGACCGTCGCCGTTGGTCTCGCCGTATGCCTCAAGGTAGGGGATGAGGCGCTCATAACCACTGTGTCCATAGATGCGAGCGGTGCGATACAGTGCCTCTTCGTTGTTGATCCAGAGACTGGCGCACCATGTCTCCCAGTTGGTCCATCCGTTGTAGGTGGTGTCCTGTGTCATGGTTGCTGTGGTCATGTGGTTTGTTTGTTGTGTATGTGTTTATTATAGAGGGTGCTGGGGTCAGTGGCGATCACTGATGTTCCAGTATCCCCACTGTCCACCACCAACGGGCGGGGCAGGTTCGAGACCCTGACGCACACGGTCACGGTATGCTGCCTCTGCTTTCAGTGTGTTGATGTAGGATGCCATGACCTGCTGGCAGAGGTCATCATTGGCAGCGGTCTCGTTGACCATGAACATGCCACCGTGGGCGGGTTGGAGTTTGTTTGTCATGTCCTTATTATAGGGGATGAGAGGGCGGGGTCTACACCAAGTGTGCCAGATGTTGATCCGTCACAGCATCGATGCTCTCGTCTTCATAGACCCGCACCCATTTGATGGGTTCGCCGCTGGTCATCTTCCAGATCATCTGATCACCCTCACCAATGACCGACTGACAGATCTTGTATGCTGTGTCAATGTCGAGGCAGTAGATCGCACCGTGTGGATCGAACTTCGCCCATGCTGCGGGTTGGACTGCCCATTGGGTTTGGTGTGTCATTTGGTTTTTTTCTTGTTGTTCTTATTATAGCGACCCAGCAACCAATTGCCGAGCCCTGTGGACACTTTGCCAGACTGTCCACTGTGTGGTATGTATGGCATGGAATAGTGAGACAATGGAGGTTAGGTGCAGAGGGCATCAAAACGGTCACGGGTGATCTGTTCTAGATCGCCCAATGTCATTTCGCCAGCATTAAACGAGTGATAAAATTCTGCTAGAACCTCATCAAAGAGGTCTAGCAGAATGTCTTCATGATGTGCAGTGCTCATGCGAACTCTGCAAACTCGTAACCATTAACGAAGGGTTTTGTTACCTTGTTATCCATCACGAACCACTGAAAGTTCTTTTGAAAAATGCCATCAGTGAAACCATTGCAGAAGCGGTTGATGATAGCATTGAGACGAGATTTGGTGGTGTTGGACTGCCAACCGCCATCAAATACTTTCACGAAATCGTCACCCACAGTGGCAATGTGATTGCCATGCAAATACACATAGGACATACCATTTTCAAAGGTTACCTGTGTGTTACCACGGCAGAAGTTCTTGCTGTCTGCGATGGCGTTGTTCATGAGTGTTTCGATTTTACGCATGTGGTGTTGTGTGTTGTGTACAATGTTATTATGACTCGGATTGCCTGCCGAGTCAACAGGTAGTGGACACTAGGTCAACTGTCACTCACCAAAGAAGGCGAAGTGTGCATCCAGTACAAAGTCAATGACTTCATCTGTTGCACTGCAGTTGAAGCGATCACAGAACCAATCGAGTGCCATCTCGCTTGATGCCATAGTGTCGCACATGTACGATTGGAGTTCGAGCAGGTTGTCGTCGTTGATGATTTTGTTCATGTGCCTATTATAAGCATAGGGTTTGGCAGTGTGCTGGTCTCAGTGTGCCACCTTGTCAACCGTCTCCAAACATCTGCTCGAAGAGGTTGTCGCAGTTGTCTGCCTGTTCCAGACGCTCACACTCACGGTCCAGCATGTCACGCATCGCCAGCAGTCGCGCTTGCTTTGCTTTCAGTTTGTCCATGTCCACGTTAAGGTAATGCAGACGGGTGTTGATCTGGCAACGGTCCAAACCGTCTACAGTGGTGATGGTGTGCTCCATGCCGTTGATGATGCGTTTTGAGTTGCGGTTTAATTCCATGACTGTATTATAAGGGGTAAGGGTCAGCAATTGACCCCAACCTGTGCCACTACGGGAACTGGACCATAGATGTCGTTCATGTAGTCTCTGACACGCTCACGGTCTAGACTGTCCCCGTCACCCCATGACATCTCATCATTACAATCATCCAAATACATTAACAACGCATACGAAATTTGTTCCTTAGTTCTGTTCTGATCATACAGACCATCTTTCCCATAGAAAGAATAAACGTAGTCAATGAATTGTTGGAAGTTGTGCAT